AACCATGGTTTAGGGATATAGAATGGGAGAAGGCATTTATATATTCTGAAGCTTGTGGTTTTTCTGGGTTTATAGATGACCCAGTTTATACATGTTTAAGAAATGTTCAGACTGAAACTAAAGAGGAAGTATATAGAGATTTTTGTACAGATAAGTCCGGCAATAGAATTGATAGAAACTATTACTCTATCTTCACTAAAGATGGTGAGTTTAAGAAATATTGGGACGCTAGAACATATTTCTGGAGAACTGATATGTCTAGTAGTTTTGGTCATGCAATATATCTTAATACCGCTAAGAACGTGATAGATATGGAGTCAAGAGCGTGCTCGGCCAAGGGGACTAAGATTCTAATGTATGACGGAACTATTAAAAATATTGAAGACGTGGTCGTTGGAGATAAATTAATGGGCAAAGATAGTACTTATAGGAATGTTTTACATGCACACAATGGTGTTAATAATCTATCAATAATAAAGCATTCCCAAAAAAGCTTTGATGATGTTATTGTTACTAATAATCACAACTTATCAGTTATAAACAGAATACATATAAATGGTAAGTATGAAAATAAGAAGAGATTAAAAGGTACTTACAAAACTGAAGAGACTTCATTTAAAGTAAGTTATCTAAAAGATAGACAGCATATGCCATATTTTACTGATGCGTTCTATAGGTATAAAAAAGATATAGTTTATAGCTTTGAGAAAGAAACCGTTCCAACAATAGACCCATATTACTTTGGTTTATGGTTGGCAGATGGCCGTAGTAATTGTACTTCTATAAAAATAACCGATGAGGTTTTATGGGATTATCTTGAGAAGTTCGCATTAGAAAACAATATAAAATGTAAAGTATCAATTACTGAGGCACACGACAATAGTAAAGAGGCAAGAGAATTTTACTATAGTGATGATAATTTTAGAGAATTATTTAAGTCGTATGATTTGGTTTATAAAACTAATTATACTCCATTAAAATATGTACCAAATGACTTCTTATTTTCATCAGAACAGAATAGATTAGACTTACTTGCTGGGATAATTGATGGAGATGGAAGTTATGATGTTGCTAGAAAACACATTGTTATAACTACTGGGATACATGAATCTTTAGCAAGAGGATATTTATTTTTGTGTAGAAGTCTTGGGTTAATAGCTAGTATGACTATCCGTAAAAGAGAAGGAAATAAGGATATGTACATAGTTAGAATCAATGGAGACCTATCAAGAATACCAACCAAACTGCATAGAAAGCAAGTTGAAAAAGTAGACCATAGAGTATCAATGCATACGTCATCTTTTAAAATAGAAGATTATGGAGTTGGAGAATTCTATGGAATAGAGGTAGATGTTGATAATGAGTTTCTATTAGAGGACTTTAGCGTAGAGCATAACACTGGAAAATCATACTGGGCAAGTAGTTGTATCCAACATAGCATACTTACAGATGGAGCAAGATTTTATGATGAGTATTTAAAAGGTAGGAGTGATAATAGGCCAGTATCTGTATCACAGACTCTAGTAGCTGCAATAGAATCTAAATATAGTAATGATTTAATAAGTAAGGTAAAGTTCTCGTTAGAACATTTGCCAGGAGAAATTAATATCAGATTAAATGGAGAAGATAAGCATTTCCCAAGTCCATTACTACCAGAACTAGCTGGAAGTTGGGAAGCTGGTGCTAAATCTCCAATACATGACACTTTGTCTGGAAGTTCAATAATTCATAGAACCTTTATGGATAATCCACTTGCAGCAAATGGTACTCGCCCCACTAGATGTTTTCTTGAAGAGGTAGGTTTTCTTAGTACCATACAGGAGGTTCTTGGGGCAGTTGAGGCTACACAAGGTAATGTTCAGACTAATAAATATTTGCCGATATACATGTTGGGAACTGGTGGCTATACTACTACTGGAACAGCATTGTGGCTAAAGCAGATATTCTATGACCCAGAAAATTATAACTGTTTATCGTTTGATGATGTCTGGGAAAATAAAGGAAAGATAGGTTACTTTGTTCCAGCATCTAGGGGACAGAACGACTTCAAAGAAGGGCCTAATTTAATATCAAATGAAGCTAGGGCTGTTAAATCAATAGAAGATGCTAGAGAATCTGCAAGAAGGTCTAATAATAAAGTAAACCTTCTGAAGTCTTTATGACTATTGATGGAAATTTCTTTCCAGTAGAAGATTTAAGGGTTAGGTTGCAAACAATAGAATCTAATCCTACGATATTTAATCAATCATATAAGTATGAGATGATTATGGTTGATGGAAAAGTATTCCCTAAGCTATCTGATAAAAAAGTTATCCGTGATTTCCCTATTAAAAAAGGTATTGACATGGATGCGCCTATAGAGGTATATGAACTACCAAAGAAGAATGGTAATGGAGATATTCCTTATGGTAGATATTTGGCTAGTTGGGACCCGATTGATGTAGATGGCAATGATGATACTTCACAATCATTACAATCAATCTTTATAATGGATTCTTGGACTGATAGAATTGTGGCTGAATATACTGCTAGAACTTATTTGGCTGCTGATTATTACGAACAAGCCAGAAGATTATTTATATATTTTAATGCTTTATGTAATTATGAAAGTAACTTAAAGGGTTGTTATGCTCACTTCTTAAATAAGAATAGTTTACATTTATTTTGTGATACACCAGAGATATTATCTGATAAATCAATTGGAGGCAAAGCTGGAGTTGGTAATAAAAGTAAAGGTACTCGTGTTGGTGGCAATGCTAATGGTAGTCCAATTATAAATTATGGTATTAATGAAATATTATCATGGATAGAATCACCTGCTTACGATAAACCAGAAGGAACTAGAGTTATGGATACCCTACAAGGACCACAACTATTAAGAGAACTTATTAGTTATTCCCCTCAATTAAACTGTGATAGAATATCATCATTGATATTATTGATGATAATACGAGCTGATAGGAAAAGGATTACTGATGTCTCTAAAACTCAAAGTGTTAAGTCTAAGGCAAGTGACCCATTATGGTCAAGACCATTTGGTGGAAATAATAGAAATCTATATGGTGGATATGCTCAAGCTGATTTAAATAAATTACGATAAAGTCTATACGAATTCAATACAATTTGCATAATCCAATTATTTTATGTAAGTTTGCAAACTTAAAACGGAACTATGTTTAGTAAAGATACATTAATGACTCCTCCACAAAAGAAGTCAACTAGCGAGAAATATTCAGATGATAAACAATGGTTTAAGGACTGTATGGATGCATATGAGTACCAAGCATTATATTATGAGCAAGAGATTCATAGGAAAATGATTGTTCACTTCAATATGGATAATGGAGAAATTGACCAAAATGAAATGGAGAAGGTGTTTAATCCAATGGGATTGAATGGGAATACTTCACCATCGTCTGTAAAGAATTTCCCTATAGTTGTTCCTAAAATAGATTTATTAGTTGGAGAAGAAGCTAAGCGTAGATTCGATTGGACTGTTAGGTCAATGAATGCTAATTCTGAAAGTAAAGATACTTCAGTATTATTTGATATGTTCTTGACTATAGCAGTAGATGAGTTTAAGAAAGAAACTACTGACGAGAAGGAACTTGAACAGAAGATTAAAGAATATGCTAGATTTGCTAAATATAAGTATAAAGATATAAATGAGACTACTGCTACTAAAATACTTACTTATCTTGTAAGAAATTATGTAGTACCATATCAATTTAATAAAGGGTTTAGAAATGCTCTTGTTGGAGCTAGAGAAATATATCGTATTGATATTGAAGGTAATGAACCTATTCTTAAAGCGTGTGACCCTCGTAATGTATTCTTAATAAAGAAAGGTGATTCAGAACTAGTTGAAGATTCAGAAGCTATCATAGAAATTACTTATGAATCAGTTGGTAAAATTATAGATGCTTTCTATGATGATATATCTCCAGAAGATTTAGAGTCATTAGAAAAGGGACAGTGGCGTACTGGCAAAGGTAATCATCCTGGAAATCTCGGATACTCACATAAACTTCCTCAAATCTTCTCAAACCTAGACTTTGGTAATGGGCCAGGATTTACAGACATAAACGATTTTAATAATACCAATTTTAAACTTGGATTACCTTATGATATGCAAGGTAATGTTAGGGTTGTTCGTGGTAGATGGATGGGTCGTAAAAAAATAGGTATAGTTACATTCTTTGATGAAAATGGTGATGAAGATGAAAAGACTGTATCTGAATATTATAAAATAGATAAAGATGCTGGTGAAACTATCAGATGGATATGGGTTAATGAAGCGTATGAGGGAGTTAAGATTGCGGACCATATATACTTTAAATTACAGCCTCGTAAAGTACAAATGCGTAATTACGATAATAAATCTAAGTGTTTCTTAGGTTATGTTGGTTCTGATTATGGTAAGTCATTGATGGGTAGAATGGAGTCTTATCAATACTTATATAATGTTTATATGAATAAATTGGAAACATTATTTAATAAATATAAAGGTCCAATTTACGAATTAGATATTTCTAAAGTACCAGATGAATGGGAAATGGATACATGGTTATATTATGCTGAGACTATGGGTTGGGCAGTAATTGACCCAATGAATGAAGGCAAGAAGGGTGCTTCTATGGGTAAACTTGCTGGTAGTTATAATACTACTGGAAAAGTATTAGACCCACGAGTAGGAGATTATATCCAGCAAACTATTCAAATGCTACAACATATTGAACATCAAGTTGGTTCTATTGCTGGTGTATCAGAACAAAGACAAGGTCAGATAGAGAATAGAGAGACTGTTGGTGGTGTTGAAAGAGCTGTAACACAGAGTTCACATATTACTGAAAAATGGTTCTTCTTACATGATGAGACTAAGAAGAGAGCATTGGCTGCATTGTTAGATACGGCTAAACAATTATGGTCTAAGAATAAGAGCAAGAAACTTACTTATGTAATGGATGATATGTCTAGGGATTTTATTGAATTTAATGCTGAAGACTTTGCATCTACTGAACAAGATATATTTATTAGTAATAGTAATCATGATGCTAAGATTAGTGATTTGATTGAATCATTGGGGCAATCATTTGTTCAAAATGGAATGGGAAGTATTCTTATTGAGCTTATGCAAACTAATAGTATTGCCGAAAAGAATCTTATTATGAAAGAGCAGGAAGAGAAGATTGCACAACAGGCCCAACAAGCTCAGGAGCAACAATCTAAGATAGCACAAATGCAAGCAGAACAATTAGCTACTCAGAAGCAAGCTGAACTTGATTTTAAATATAAAGAGCTTGAGATGACAATAGAACTTGAATATGCTAAATTAGAAGCTTCTACTGGAACTGAGATTAAATCAGACCCAACTAAAGAAAGACAAGTTGCTCTTTCTGAAAAGAAAGCCAATGATGACTTAAATATCAAGCAACAATCACATGCAGAGACAGTTAGACATAATCAAGCTGCTGAACAGATTAGTAAATTATCTAAAACTAAATAATAATGGATGAAAAAGTAATTAGTAATGCTTTTGCTAATAAAAAGAAAGCTTACTTATCAGATAAAATGATTCAATTGATTAATAAACAAATTCAATTAGAATTTAATGCTGGTCAATTATATAAAGCAATGTCAACATGGTGTGAATATACTGGCTGGGAAGGTATTGCAAAGTTTATGAAAAGCCATATTAACGACGAACGTAGTCATATGGAAAAATTATATTCATATGCACTTGATAGACAAGTCAATCCAATCACACCAGCAGTCATATCTCAACCAACTTCTTTTAAAGACTTAAAGGATATTCTTGAAAGGTCATTAGCACATGAGGAATTAATTGAGAATAGTTATAAAGAAGCCGTTAAGATTGCATTATCAGAAAACGACCATACTAGTTATCAATTCCTGTTATGGTATTTGAGTGAACAAGTTGAGGAAATTGCATTGATGAGTAAGTGGTTAGATAGATTAAATATAGTTGGATGTGACCAAAAGGGAATGTTCTTTATTGACCAAGAAATACTAGAATCTTTAGATGAATAGTTATATAAGTATAATTATTAAGTAATATAGATATGATAATTTTATTTATAGGATTATCATATCTATATTTATGTAAATTATAAACTAATAAAAATAATATGGAGTTAGAACGAATAGTAGAGAAGTTTGTAAGTAAGCCAAAGTACATGCTTTACGGAGCTGGTCATTTAAGTAAGTTATGGGATTGCGATAGAGAAGATGTTTATACTGCAAAGAAACAAGTAAGAGGAAGCTCTAGCATTATAGTAGAACAAGTAAAGAAAAGATTACCTAAGATATTGATATTTGACATAGAGAGCTCGCCCTCAATTAGTTACACTTTCGGAAGATTTAAAACTAACGTCAATTGGGACCAAGTTGAACAGGAGCCAATCATGTTGACTTGGTCAGCAAAATTTTTATATAGTGCTGATGTAATGTCAGATAAGATAACACCAGAAGAAGCTCTTCGTGCAGATGACAAAAGGATTGTTACCAGTTTACATAAACTTATGAGCGAATCCGATATAGTTATAGCGCATTATGGTGACAGATTTGATATACCATTACTTAATGCTAGAGCTATTTTAAATGGGCTGCCACCTTATAATACTGTAAATTCTATTGACACTAAAAAGGTAGCCTCTGCTACATTTAAATTTCCATCTAATAAGTTAGATGCATTGGCTAAGTACTTTGGATTAGAGGGCAAGATTAAGACTGAATTTCAATTGTGGATAGATTGTTTAAAAGGTATTCCATCTGCTATAGAAGAAATGAGAGTATATAACGTACAGGATGTAATTGCATTAGAGGAGGTATACTTAAAATTACGTCCGTACATTAAAGCGCACCCAAATGTATCGTTATACAATGATATTCAAGAAAAGCAATGCTGTAGTTGTGGTAGTCTTAATGTTGAGGAAATAGAGGATAAGCTGTATTATACTACTACTGGAGCATACACTATGTATCGCTGTAAATGTGGTGCAATTAGTAGAGGAAGAAAGACTGTTTTACCAAAATCAAAGAATATTAATACATTAACAAGTATTGGGAAATAGCATAAAGTCTATAGCGAATTTACGAAATTTGGTAAATCAAACGGCTAAGAAGAGTGAAGAACAGGAAGAAGTTTTTGGAGAAGACTTTAACCTACTGGATGATGGAATGGAAGAATTCCTCACCGAACGAATTAGTAGTACTACTACTATTGTAAATGACGAAGAAAGTCAGAATGATTTTGGCACAAAATCGGAAACAGTTACTAAAGAAGAAGATGTAGTTGAAGAGACTACTGACGAAGGAAATATTATTAAGGAGGATACCGACCCCGATAGTAATGAAAACTCTTCTTCTCCACTGATTCCATATGCTAAATATCTAAAGGAAGAAGGTATCCTCCCTAATTTTGATATAGAGAAGTTTGATGGCACGATTGATGGATTGCGTGAAGGAATGTTCACTGAGATTAATCAAGGCGTAGAAGGGTATAAGAATTCATTACCAGACGTTGTCAAACATTTAATTAATAACTATGAGGCTGGAGTTCCACTTGAGAAGTTATTGCAAATTGATTCTGAGCGAGCTAAATATACTTCTTATACGGAAGATGATTTATCTAATGAGGAAACACAAAAGGACTTAGTAAGGGACTATCTAACAAAGACTACTAAATATTCTAAAGAAAGAATTGATAGGGATATTCAAAGGTTGGTCGACTTACAAGACCTGGAAAGTGAAGCCAAGGCAATACTTCCAGAATTAGTAGCTATTCAGAATGATATTGAACAGAATGAATTGGCTTATGTAAACGAACAAAAGGCTCTAGCTGAACAAGGACGATTACAAGAGCTTGAGACATTACAAAAGACATTAGAATCTACTGATGAAATTATTCCTGGAAATAAGATGTCTAATCTAATTAGACAAAAGATATTTAAGAATCTTACTACTCCAGTTGGATATACAGAACAAGGACAACCATTAAATAAGTTAGGTGCATATAGACAGAAAGACCCAGTTAAGACTGAGATTATTCTAAACTATATATTTGAAGCTACTAATGAATTTAAAGACTGGTCAGCATTTGGTAAGAATGCTAAACGGGCTGTAATATCAGATATAGAGAATGCTGCAAGAACAATGGATTATAATACTTCTCAAGGTAGAACTGCTATAATTACAAAGACCTCTTCTGCTAATAAGTTCTTGAAGGAGATGGAAAATTTCGAGTTTTAAAAACAATTAATATAACAAACTAAATTTAATAAAAATGAGTGCATCTAAAACCGCATTTCCATCGCTTCGGGTGGAATCAAAAGATTGGTCTGGACTGACCACAGAGAATAACTTAGGCGCCCTTTTCGGAGAGAAACCTGAGCAGATTTCTAAATTTATCTCTCGCCTGGAGTACTTGGACTTAGGTGAAGATTTAATCTCTTACATGGAGCGATTCCCTGTTCATTATCTGGAAGACGATAAAGAATTTGAATGGATGTTGCAAGGTGCTGAGGAAAAAAATATTCCATTAGTAAAAGCTACTTGGTAAAGGAATCTCTCGATTCATTCTTTACTTCAATGAAAAAATGTTCTTCCAAACACACGTTATTGCTGGACCAAATCCTGACCTTTATAAATTATTGGTTAAGACTGAAGGCGAACAAAAAGGTGCTTATTGGGCATATGAAGTAGAATTGGTTACTGGAGATGTAAATCTTTATGTACCTTACGAAGAACTTGTAGCTGGAACTCGTTGGCATGTTGAATATTCTTTGAGTGAGCAAACATTGTCTAAAACTGGTTCTGATATTAGCTTTACATCTCCATTCCGTATGGCGAATCGTATGTCTATGATGAGAAAGAAACATCTTGTTCCTGGCAATATGATTAATAAAAAAGCTAATGACCCAGTTGTATTTGGTCT